TTACCGTTAGTCTTTTGTTTCAGTGTTTCAATCTTCTTATCATAGATATCTCTTGGTAGAACCATAAGATCATCCATTGATACATTTAGAACATTAGCATCAATACGTTTAGCAACTTCCTCTTCAGCAAGTTCCATAGAGATGTATAGAACATTCTTGCCCTGGTTTATATAACCAGAAGCAAAGTGACATAGAGTAAGTGACTTACCAACGCCGACGCCAGCCATAACGATATTAAGAGTTTTCTTTGGGATGCCATTCTTCGTAATCTTGTTAAAGTAATCTAGGTCAAAAGGTATTCTTTCTTCTACACGATGATAGTAATCATAACGATCAGTTGCTTGTTCTATATAATCATGACCGACATTAGGATCAAAAGAGATAGCAAGAGCATCAGACAAAAGAGAAGGAATAGCGCCTTTGGTAAGTTTGCCCTTGCCATTCATAATCTCCAATGATGATGTGATTGCGTTATAGATTGCCTTTTCCTGGCAAAACTTTTCAGTATTGTCTAAAAGCCAATCTGGGTTTGTCTTTTCTGTGTCATCATTGAGAGTTTTTAGTGTCTCTCGCATTGACTTAACAGTATCATCCGTTGTGCCACGAATGTTGTTAATCTCAATATCAAGAGCATCAAACGTAGGTTGCTCACCATACTTCAATAAGAAGTCGGCCACTTCTTTGAAAAGCAGCCGATCTTCCATATTACCAAAGTATTCTTCTTTCAGAAATGGTAGAACCTTACGAGTGTAATTCTGATCCTTGATCAGGTTCTTCAGTATCGTTTGTTCTAGTCTCACTCACACCCTCCACTTCCGATGCATCTAACAATAGAGCATTCAAAATCAAACCCAAGGTCGCATTAAATTTTTCATTCTTTCTGAGGGTTGTCATAGACAGATCATTTGTCTTGTCAATCTCATATTCAAAGGATATGCGAGGAACATCATCCTCACCCATCTTAAATGCAACAGTAGTATAATGATACACTACTCCGTTGAATGGGTCAAGCATTAATTCAATAGGAACCGTGCTTCCTTCATGTTTTACATTAAACAGATCATCTCTAAACTTATAATCAGTTCCCAGTTCCATCTTCTATTCCTTTACAATTGTATTGTATTTTGACTTCAATATCTTTGCCACATACACATCCAATTCAACATCACCAAAGGCATGTTCATAATTTGGGTCGAGTTTTATTACGCTCTGAATAATATCATAAGTATCCATAAACTTGATCTTCATACCATCCAGACATTCTATCCCATCCTGACGTGCTTTGGTAGCAGCAGGATGGGTTTCATCATGACGAGACTTTCCTTTTGTTTCCTTATCAAAACGATAGATGCGCTGATGTATGCTATAACCAGTCTGTCCAACATATAAACACTCTCGTTCATCTATAGTGTAGATAGCGTATAATCCAGGTCTCATTGACAATGATATACGTTTATCTTTATTATCATATATGTGAATATGTGTGTTTAGTCCGTTAACATACTCCTCTCTAATTATGTAGAATGGGGAACTGATGCTACTGATAACAATCTTATGTGCAACATCAATTGGTTCAAAATGCATATCACCATACACATCTTTATACATCTTATGCCTCTTCAGTTTCCGTTTCGTTATACTTTCCATAAAGGAAATCTGCCTGGCATCCTTCATTGATAGCATCTAAAATGTCTTTCGTAAAGAACTTTTCTGGATTCTTCTTGATTTCCTTTTCAAATGCTTTGGCACCATTTGGGAACTCAAAACGAGTAGAAACTTTCTTTACAATGCCATACTTTTCAGCAAGATCAAGTAAGCCATAATACTTGTCAAGACCAGCAGAATAGTTTAGCCAAGTTTCAACTTTCTTATCTTCCACAGTCATGCGAGACTTTTTGAGATGTGCGGTAATCACAGCACCAGTTCTACCGTTATCATCATCTAGTGTCTTATCTTTCTTCTTTGAAAGAAACACAATAGTAGAGGCTGCGTATTCAAGACCAGAGCCGCCGCCCATCTTCTTCATTGGCACATATGAACCAACAACATCATAGACATGGTTAGTAACAATCAATGGAACCTGAGCCTTGCCAAGTTTCAATGTAAGAACACGGAAAGCACCACGAACCAATTGGGCTCTTGTCATGTCTCTTGTATCTTTACCATCAGCGATATCTTGCATCTCTTTGTCGGTTGATAGATTGCCAAGACTATCAAGAACGAAAATCATTGGTGGCTTCTCTTTGCCTTCAAGATACTTGTCAAGGATCTTTACTGCCTGTGTCCGAAACTCTTGGACAGTAGCCACAGGAATAATACCAACACGCTTTGCGTCAATACCACGATCAGTAATGAACTGTTTGGAGATAGCGGACTCTGACTCAAAGTAAAATACAAATCCACTTGCGTTGTCCTCTAGAAACTGCTTTACCACATTCAATGCATAGAACGTCTTACCAACAGAAGGCTCGCCAGCAAATGCTGTAACCTTGTTCTGTGGCAATCCACCATAGATTGTACCGGATAGCAATGCGTTCATAGCATAGTTACCTGTGCCAATGAAACCTGACACATCACCAGCAGCAACACCATCATCAACGATGCCTGCGTATTCATTATCAATTTCTGATATTAGATTTTTAAAAATGTCTGACATAAGTTTCTCCTTCTTGTCAATTAGTTGCTAACAATCTCGTTACGCAACTTCCTTGAAATGCTTTTGTAGTTCTGGTGATAGTTTCTTGAATAGGTCACCACCAACACCTACTCGAACAAGATTAGCCAATTCGACTATGTTGTTCGGAGTTATATTTTGTCCTGGCGCAAACTCATATAAACGAGCAGGTGAATTTTTATGGTGCTCGTCTTTCTTACTCTTCGCCATGATAGATCCTTTCCTTTGTAAAGTCATATACAGTTGGACATTTAGATGCTCTGAAATCCCAGATTTCTTTCTTTTCATTTAGATGTTTTGTTATCTGTTCGAACTCCTGTGCTAGATTGAAGCCACTATCATTCATCCAATGTATATAATGCATGTCAGTAGGAAAGTAGTTTAGTCCTGTTGCCACAGCATTGATACCATCGTTATTAAATCTTGTTGTAACATACTTTGACTCATATGCTCCGATGAAGGATTCATTTCTAGAGACACCTCTCTTCAGAGATTTTTCAACATCACAATAACTACGGTTACCAACATCTCTCCAATACTCTGTATCATTTCTAAGTGACATAGAATAATGCATGGCAACAAACTGTGAAAAGTTATCAAACATTACACGGCATGACCAATTGTAACCGTCCTTATCAAACTGTGTTACAAGATGTTCTTCCTTGTCTCTATCAAGAGCACGAAGCAAACGAACAAGGAACATGTGAACACTATACAGTCCGTTGCTTTCTAGTGGTTCAATGAAACCAGCAGATAGACCAATAGCCGTAACATTCTTAACCCATACTCTTTCTGATACGCCTGCTCTGAATTTTATCTTGCGAAACTTTTGATCTTCTTTCAGTTTGCCTTTGCGTTTTAGATGTGCCTTGAACTCATCTAAGGCGCCTTCGTCAGAGATATACTTATCAGAGTAAACATAGCCAGTTCCCAAACGACTCCACAATGGAGTGTTCCATACCCAGCCATTACCAAGAGCATGACAGTCGGTGTAAGGAACAATCTCTTTGCGTTTATCATCAAAAGGAATCTGTGCTGCCCATGCTGAGTTGTTTGGTAAGATATCATTGAATGAGATGAAAGGTTCATTCATTGCTTTACCAAGAAGAATGGAAGCAAAGCCTGTGCAGTCAATGAATAGATCAGCCGTAATTTCTCGTCCATCATCAAGAACTAGTTTCTCAATACCATCTTCATTGACGATAGTATCTTTGACCAATGCTTGTATGTGTTTGACACCTCTTGGTTTCGCAAACTTGTCACGCAACCAAATGGCAAACTTGATAGCATCAAAGTGATAAGCAGCATCTCTATTGAACTTATATCCTGGTAACACACCATCTTCCGTGGTTATACGATTAGCATTAACCAATGACATAATGGGATACATGTTATCAGCATAATCAGATAGCGGTGTCTCTGGATATAGAAACTTCTTTAGATACCAATCGTTCTTCGCATACTTGTTTCCTACAGTATCAATTTCACCAAACGGATAATGAAACGTGCCTGAACCAATCTTATAAAAGTCTGTGAAACTAATTGACATCTTATAAGTGGCGTCACACGCTTTCATAAAGTCTGTGTCTTTAATCTGTAGCAGACGCAACCAATCATTGATAAAGCCTAACGTGGATTCACCAACACCAACTGTAGGTGTGTTTGGATCTTCGATAAGAATGATCTCTCTATTGTCCAATCTTTGTATAAGAGTTGCGGCAGTCATCCAGCCAGCAGATCCACCTCCGACAATAACAATCTTATTGATTGGTTTACTCATGAGAAGAAATCCTCTAGACTTGATACACGTTCTGA